CCAATTGCGCAAGTAACACAACCATATGTAGGAAGAGGATATAAAGCAGCACTCAAAGCAGCAGCAGCAAATCCCAATACACCGGGTTATGCTCAAATGAAAATTGATGGTGTAGTGCAACCGTTTTATACTGCTCCCTATGTATTTTATCACGCTGCAGGAACATCACGAGTTCCTAAACGAAGTTTTATTGAAGAAGGTTTAATTGCTGGTATGGGAAGAGTTGAACAATTATTTAATGTTTATTTTGAAGAAGGTGGTAAAAATTTCAGAAAGGCTTATAGAGAAACTGAGTTCGAAGAAATTAAAGATATGGCTGAAATTGAAGCATTTTATCAAGCTGGTTCAGATGCTATGGGAGATGCCGTAAGGGTGGCAAAAGTTAAAGGTTTATCAGGATTAAGAAAAGAACCCCGATTGTCGCTATACGACCATCAACTCGATAATATATTAGTAAAACATAGTCAGATGAAAAGTTTAATACGTAAATTATTTGGTAACCATTTAATATGGTGGTTTGTTCCACCAAGTAAATATTGGCACTACATAGGTATGTTATCCGATATTAAAGGTTTATTCTTTGGTCAGAAAAATATCGGTACAGTTCGTGCATATATACAAGCTATGACAGTTGGTTTAGCAGGTGCACGTGCTGGAAGTCCAGTTCCATTTACAACTAAAGCAAGGCGACGTAAATTCCGTAAAACTTTATATAGTAGAGCTGGATATCATAGAACTCGTGTAGGAGGACATCATTAATGCCAGCAATTAACTATATAGTAAGAACTACACAAGCTCAAGCAGCATTATCTGCTCTAGAAGCTAAGATGATGATGACTTCTGGTGTTATTGCAAGTGGCGCTAGAGTTGCAGATAAAGCTCTTATGGCAGTATCTGCATCGTTTATAGCAATGGGTGCTGGTGCATTTGTTGCTTATAATGCAGTAGCTCAATTTCAAGAATCATTAACTACAGTTCGTGCATTAGGTGGAGTTACTGAAACACAAATGTATGAATTAGCTGATTCTATTAATGAAGTTTCAGCTCAGTTTGGTGTTTCTGGTGATGAAATCGCAGCTGGTGCGGTTATGTTATCTAAAGCAGGTTTAACTGTTGAAGAAATTAATCAATCTATTGGTTCAATGACTGCTCTTTCTAAAGCAAATGGTCTTGCATTTGAAGAAGCTGCTCGTATGACAGTGTTTGCTGTAAATACATTTGGTAAAGAATTTTCAGAAGCTACTGATTTAATGGATGCAATGCAAGTAGCAACACAAGAATCTATATTAGATATTGGAGATTTACAAAAAGCATTTGCATTTGCAGGTTCGACTGCAGTTATGTCGGGCGTAAGTTTCGAACAGTTAATATCTATAATGGCTGTATTATCTAATCGTGCATTAGAAGCAGGTATCAGTGCACGTTCTGTGAACAAAATGTTCTTAGATATGATAATGAACACTGACGAACTTCAAGAGTTTATGAACGGTTTGGGTATGACTTTTGAAATCATACGTGATGGTAAGTTGGACATTGACGCACTTATGGCAGCGTTCAGTGGAGAACAGTTAACATTAGAGATGCTTCAGTCCGCCTCAGACGTTTTTACTGTACGTGCGTTACGTTCTTTTGGTTTATTACTTGGTGCTGCAGATGATTATCAGACTATGTTGGCAGACGTTACTAATTCACAGGGAGCACTGGCAGAAGTTGTAGCTGTACAGATGCAATCTTTTACTGCTATGTTCGCAAAGTTACGTCAAGAGTTCTTAGCTCCACTACGTTCTCCTGAAGTTATAGAACAAGTTGGTATATTTGTAGATGGATTTATAGAAATGTTTAAAGCTTTACAGCCACAGCTATTATCTGCTATTATAATGTCATTAGAATCGTTCGGAAGTATAATATCATCTGAAGAATTTCAAAATGCTATGGAGCGTTTAGGCACTGGTTTATTTAGAGTATTCCAGATGTTAGATTTTATTATGGATATGGTAGGTGGCCCAGCTGGACCTATTATGAAATTGGCTGTTTCATTAAAAGTAGCTTCATTTTTTACAGCTGGTTATGCAGCTCAACAGCAAGTATTAGCGCAATCGATGCAGGCAGTTACTGCTCAAATGGCACAACATAAATTAGCGTTTCAAACAGCATATATAGGTCCTAAATCTTTTATAGAACACGCGAACTTTCAAACTCAAAGATTAACAATGCAAATGCAATTACAAGCTCAAACAATATCTATGGTAACAGCATCTATTATGGGTATGCTTTCAATTGGTATGTTAGTTGGTTCTACGGATGACCCATTATTAATGGGAGTTTTTGTATTGATGGCTGCATTTCAAGCATTTAATAGTACTTTGATGATTAGTCAAGCACTGTTAGCATCATTTCAATATTCTTTAAGTGGACCACAAATGATTGCAATTGGAGCAGGACTAATGGCAACTATGGCACTTACTGCTATGGCATTTCACAAACACAGACAAGAGCAGATGAAAGATATACAATCTGGTTATCAAGTTGCAGATACGGGATACTTCGCACCAGGTACAAAGAAGTATGACCAAGGTGGAATAGCACCAAGACATCAATTAGTTTATGTAGAACCTGGTGAACAAATAATATCAAAAACACAAGGAATGGTAGGAATGGGAGCAGGATTAACAGTAAATGTTGGAGACGTATATGCGCAAGATGGAACTGACTTTGCGCAAAAATTGGCAGATGAATTGCCAAAAGCATTGAGGATGAGTAGTTATAGAGGTGCATTCTAATGGCTGTAAAAGGAGCGGGGCGTAATTGTTATTATAAAAAGATTGATGCTACTAATAATGAAGAAACTTATTACGATATAAATCCTTCTGGAGTTTATGGAGATTTATTTGAAGGTCAAGCTACTACTGCCGTAATAAAAGGAGGAGCTGAATCTAGATATTATTTATCTGATATGGTAATACCAGATTCAGATTCTTTTGGAGAAGGAGAATTAGTAGGTTTAAAACAATATTATTTTCCAACTGATATTACTTTAAGTGACGATAGTTATACTCCTGAACTAAAATTATGGAAACTTAAACAACAAGTAGGAGAAACAAATGAAGGAAATATAACTGTAAATAATCGCGCTGTAACAGTTATAACTGCCAATACTAGTTTAGAAGTTCCTTGGATATATGAACCATTTAATCAAGGAGCAAGTAAAATTGAAAATATCAATGATTATCAAACAGTATCAACATATGGAGACCCATATATTAGTTTAGAAACGGCATTTATATATCAAAATAGAAATTTAAGTATGGTAGATTTAGGTAATAGATATGGTACTAATATAAATACAGGCGCAGGTAATGAGACTGTAATATTTATTACTAAGAAAACATTTCTTGGAAACCGATTTGTCCCATCTGGAAATTTATGGGCAACGTGGGGTGCAAATGCAATTCTTGGAGTTAGTGCAGCAATAGCTGGAGCAACTGTAGTCGGTGCTGGTATTAGTGCTTTCTTATTACGTAATTTAACTTATGACCAAGAATGGGCTCCAGTAGATACGAAATTTTCACAAATTGATGTTCATTTTATAGGTATACCTAATGATAGATTAAAATATACTACGATTAGTGAAAGAACTTCAACTCTTTCTGAAACATTAACTGAAAAAGATGCAGATATGACTAATACAATAATTCAAAATGTATATAAATCTGGAGATATAAAAGTATTTGATGATGATAATAATCGTTTGACATCAGCGAAAGCAACTATGAGTACAGATGAATATTTAACGGAAGGTCAATCATTAAAATTACGTACATATTGGCATCAAAATGTAGCTGGTGGAACAGAAGGAATGCAAAAATTTGATGATGATTGGGGACCTTGGGATTGTGATAATCGGCAAGAAGTTAAAGTAACATTTGAATTTCCATATCCACATTCTATAGATACTGCTGGAGATTCTACTTTAAGAACTGGCGATAAACCAGAAGGTCAAGGCTTTAAAGAAAAAGATTGGTTTACTAGTCCATCAATATCAATGGATTTAAATATAGGTGAATTGTCTCCTCTGTTTAGAGCATATGGAGATAGCTCAGGACAACGAGGAAGCTTTGCTTCAGGTAATAGCTACGGTTCTTATGCAGGAGCTATACGTCAATGTGCTTGGGTAAGAGGACTTGCTATAACATTTAGCCGCACTAAACCCAGAAGCAATGAATCATTTTATACTTTTATGGCTAGAACACAATCTGAAACATTGGCTGAGGAGTTAGCAGATAAAAGAGATGAAGCAATAAGTGAAGTTTCTGCTTACGGAAATGCTGCTGCAATTCTTATAGGAAAAATTCCAGTAAAATTTGCTTCACCGACTATTAGTCAGATTGACGCTAATGTAAATCTCGATGGCGTTGAAAAGTGGCCTAATTATCCAATAGTTGCATTACCGTGGAGTTCAAGAGATTATCCAATAGTTAATGACCCAGGAGCTGGTACAAGTGCCGATACAGACCACCAATTTAATTTAGGTAATTTATACGAAACCGATTCAGGAAGTACAGGATTTCACGAAGTTGACGGTAAGTGTATACATTGGTATCATCACGGAACGAATACTACCAATGAAGGAGCAGTTCCTTTAGGTAATACGGGAGTAGTATTAGAACCTAAGAAATGGTTAAATTTCAAATTTACTTTATATAAAGGTAAACTTCACTATCAAATAAAAGATTCAAAAACTGGAGAAGCAATTTCAAAGCCATTAGAATTAGTTGGGTGGAATGGAACAGATGTATTTGCTAATTCGAAAACTTGCCCTAAATATGTAACTGTGTGGAATTATAATTACCACGGTCGAGGTAACTATCCTAATCTACAACCGTCAGATGTTTCTATGTATATATTAGGTCATTATGATGAAACTTCTAGTGCAGGCGATTGGGGAACAACTTATATGCCATATAGTTTCACAACTGAAAATACATTATATGTAGATAATGTAATGTTAAGTGGATTTAACCATACACATTCAAATGCTACTGTTACTGATAATAATCCATTTAAAGGAAAAATTAATATACCAAGTAATTCAACAAATATAGTAACTAGTAGTACATCTGATGCTGGTTTAGATGCGACTTGGCCATCGTCAACTTATGTTTCACTTGGATTTGATAATCAAGAAGACTTTGATAAAGCAACATCTGGAGAAACACACAATCTTTGGTTTGGTGGAATAACTTCTTCTAGTAATTTAGAAGCATTACATCATAGCGCTTCTGATATAGCTATACGTGCTGGGTTTACTAGTAATGCTGCAGATGAAAGAATTGGAGGGCAATCTAATCAAACTTTCTTTACTTATGCTACTAGTCCATCAAATACTGGTTCTGGAACTCCTTTTGCTAATAGAGGTTTAAATACAACTGGTACAGCACTCAGAGGTTTGGATTTTAGTGGAAATACTCAGGTAGATAATTTCAGCAGAAAGGGAGGAGTCATATTAGATTTTAAATCGGACCAAGTTACCTTCGGAACTCAATACGGAGGTCCAACTGCTACTCCAGCTAGACGAGAAAATTTATTTACATCTGCAAGAATTTTAGATATAGCAGGAGCAGAAGAAGGTTTAATAGGTGTTGATAATATTAATATCTTTGATTTACCAGATGATACTGAATATGTAATATATAGATTAAACCAAAATAAAATGAATATAGGCAATGTATTTGATGGTGAATGGGGAGTAGGAAGTTCAATATATAAAGGATTAGTAGTAAAATTAAAAGAAAGACCATCAGGGGATGGTTATATAAGAGTTAATAAAGATTGTCGATTTTCTCAAGCGGGTCTTACATCATTAAATTGGGAAGATTTTAGTAAAGAATTTATTTTAGAAAATGCAGAGTGGCAATCAAATAAATTATTATGTCACGAAATTTGGAAGAATACACTATGGATATCTCCACTAAAATATTGGTTAACATTAGAAATAAGAAATACAAGTTCTGTAGAAGGAACTCAAGGACCAGGTAGAAGTTATAGTACAGTTTGTATGGTCAATCAAGGGTCAAGTCTTCCAACAACGTCCGATTTTGGTTCTACATTTAATGAATATCTATATACAGATGCTGGAGATTATTCAAATGCCTGGAATTTAATTCCAAGTATAGAAGACTGTGTAGTTGAAACACAAAGGGATTATGGTTATGGGATTATGTCAGAAGAATTACCAAATGCAGGTTTTATAACTTCTACAAATGTAACTGCAGATTTAGATACATATTCAAAATGGCTAGTATTAGATGCAACTCCTGCAATTGAAAAAGATAATCTAGAAGAAGGAGAAATTTTTTCAACTATGTTATCTCCAGCAAATCATATGAATTTATCTTCAATGAGTATAGCAACAAGTGAAAGTACAGATAAAATAGTTAATCAGACTTATGGTTCTGCAAATACAAAAAGACCATTTGCATTAGCTATTTATCGAGATGAAATTCCTGTAATATCTAATTTTAAGGTAACTCCAAATGAAACAAATCCTTATTATGCCGATTTTACTTGGAATATAGATGCAGATGATACTTGGTATGGTTTTATAATAATTGATAAAGATATACCATCTCATCAATATCATAAAAGTCCTTGGCACGTTCCAATGTGGAGACCATTACCAAGTTCAGAAAATAATTTTATGAATTGGCCTCCAAGTTTAGATGATTCTGAAGGTGATATTATAGATTATAAACACAATAAACAATATCAATATGGTTTCTATAGAGCAGATAAAGATTACGTAATAAAACCTGACCACACGCGACCATCAGCTTCAACTACTAAAGGAGCTCATACAAAAGGTTCAGTAGCAGATTATACTACATTTTTAGACCCCGAAGGACTTTCTGGATGGTGTCATAATTTTAGTGGCGAAGATTTATTATGGGTAGCTGCACCTACAGAAGCAAATCCCCAAGATGAAGCGGGTGTACTCAATGAAGAAAAATGTTCTTTTAATGTACATATCAGACCTACAGAATACCCAACAATTGATGCTGGAATAGCAGAATTTGGTGGAAAAGGTGCTCATTATAGTGGTGCATCTTTACTTTTAGAATCAGATGGAAAAATATCTGCATATTTTGGTGCTGGTTGGAATGAAGATGGTCACGCTGTTCACCTTAAAAGTCATTCTGTTGCACCATTGGATGGAACTCCTACAAATATTATAATTACATTTGATAAAACTTTAAGTCACGGTAATTGTAAATTATTTATAAATGGTAAATTAGAAGACCAAAGTGGAAAGGCAGTTATATCTGGTAATGGAACGACTTCTAGATGGGATAGTTCTAAAAAATTAAGAATTGATGGTAAAACTATGTATGCAACTTGGTATTTAGGTGGTGGTCCTGGAACGGTTATCGGTTCAGAAAATTTCAAAGGACGAATGGAAGAAGTAATATACTATCCATATGTTATTTATCCAGTTAATCCTTCAGAAGGTAAATTTACCTGGACTGCTCCTGTATCTGATATGGATACATCTGAAAGTAATAATAATGGCAGCCCTATATCTTATTTTGCTCGGTTATTTGTAAAAGATTTCCACAATATAAGAGGAACTAGTCATAAAGAAGTAGCTACAAGTGCACCAATTACTATACATAGAGCGGGGGTTAAACTATGAGTATTTCATCATCAGCAGATTATGTAATTAAAGTATACACAACAAAAGCAAATGCACAATCAGATTCAAGCGCTTTATCAATAACAAGTTATGGAGTAGGACAAGTATCTAGTCACGTTGATGACCAATATTATGTAGGATTTAGAAAATACTGGTATAGAATTGAATTTAATGAACCAGTAGCTGGTTTTTATATTGATTGGGATGACGGTGAAGATAACTCACCAGAAAAGTCTAATTCACAAGTTGTTATGCTTGATAAACCACAACATTATGGAGTAGTAAGTCATATTTACACACAGAGTGGTACGTTCTATCCACTTATACGCACTATAAGTTTAGATGGATTTTGGTCTAAGTATTTTACTTCTGGTAATGCTAGTAACACCTTCGGTGAACTTGACGATAGAACCGTAGCACAGATAGGTACTGGAAGTCAAGATACATCATTGTTACATTTAGATGACCAAAGTTCGCCAAAGATTCCCCTCTTTTATCCGACAACGTTACCACCTATAGCTATTCTTAAGACAGATAGAAAAACAGTTTATAGTGGTATATATAATACTAACATTGAAGGAAACTTGGCTCGTAGAGGTTTGCCAAGTATGGTATACGCTTGGTTTAGTGGTGAAAATACAACTCCAAGTGTACATAAAGACGTTCCTGTAGAAGTTACGTATGAAACTGTAGGTGGTAGAATACGTACAGTAACATTACATACTAAATATAATACAATATCTGCAGCAAATCCTGTAGCGATATATGATGTTTGGAAAATACTAGACGCTAAACTAAAATACTGCACTGAAGCAAGTAGTGCTGCGGATGCAGCTAGTAATATGCTTTATCCTGGTGAAAGAGTATATCTTAGATTCTGTCATACAGCAAGTATTCAGTCGACTGCGGTTCCAAAGTTACAAAGTCAAACACAAGCTACTGGAAGTTTGACAGATAGAGTATTTATTAATTACGCAAGTACTGGTACAACAATAGCTAACAACGCTACTATATTGATATCAGATACTACAAATTTTAATGGGCGATTTACAGCAACAAAGGAATTTACTGTTAGTAATTTAGCACAAGGTGGTGGAGCGTGTGAAGTAACTACTAGCGCACCTCACGGTATTCCATCAGGCCAGGTAGTTACATTGGCAGATTGTGGTGCATTTACAGGAGACCAAACAATTTCATCTGTTGGTGATTCTACACATTTCTCGTTTTTAACGGCAGTTACTGGAGTGACTGCGGGTGGTAGTGCTAAAGCTACGATGAAAAATGGATTTATGATTAATAGAACTACATCATCTATGCCTTCCGCAGAAGCTAATACTGGAGGATGGGGTGTATATGACCACGCTAATGACCCAGTAATATGTAGTTTAAGTCCAGGATGGCCTCATCACGTATTTGAAGATAGAGGATTCTTTACTACAGTTGATGCATCTGAAAGTAGAACTCGAGCATCTAATTTAACTATACCTGAGAACAGAGCTAATCTATGGTTGGACAGAGGAGACTTTTCTTTTAATGTACAAACTGGAGATAGTAATTATGCTACTGATAAACTTAGTGCGGCTGAAAATAGAATGGATACTTATAGAGAACGACACGCATATACACACGACCCATATGTAGATAATGATTTTGTCGGTGTTCGTGGTGTATTAGATGATAGAACAGTAGGTGGAGATAATAGATTTTTAGATGATTATAGATTATTAAGATTACAAGTTAAAGACGACAGAACTGAAACTGCATATGATAAATTAAGCTATTCGAAAATAGAATCATTTAGTGATTATACACAGGCAAATAATGCATCTAAAAATTTACCTGAAGAAGTAGAAGAACGTAATCTTATTTCAGTTACTGTAAATAATGGTAGTTCTTGGACCGACACAGAAGCTAATAATGACGATGTTGCTAATGATATAATGACATTGGCAGATTCTAATATTATTAGTGCAGATGAAACTCCAAAGAATTATATATTAATAGCTAAATCAGAAAGAAAATTTGATAGGTTATTTATTGGATTAAAAAATATAGATACTACTAATCTTAAGGATTTTAACTTAGGAAGATGTAGAATTAGTTTACAGTATCCTGTTAAAGACCCACTAACAAATGATATTAAATTTAGGGCATTACAATTTACTGATTATACTCGTGCTCCAAAACCTACAACCCACAGCAATGCAGCTGACCCTGACTTTGTATCCCTAGCTGTTAATGGACCGTTGGTATTTGAAGCTCCCGATGATTGGGTTAAATGTAAGCACGATACTAGTGGATTGGTGGACCCAACGGATGTAGATATACCATCTGGTAGTGGATGGACATTTGATTCTTATGCTATACTTATGACAATTGGTTGGGAAGATGACGCCGGTTCTTCTGGTATACCACATATTAAATACATATATCCATATGATAATACTCACTCAGAAGTTATAAAGGTAACTGATTCATCTCACGTTTCATTAAATAGTATCCTTATCGCGCAATCCGTTAGTTGGAATAGACGTGGTAAGTATATAAACATTACAGATAGAATAGGACGTTCTGAATTACGTAAGATTGGGTCAGAGGGTGGTAGCATACGTTTCGGAGGAATTGCATTTGGAGATTACTCTACAGCAACTACATCTGGTATGACCGATTATAATAATGTTAAAAAGTATCAGCAAGAAGGTACACCAGTATACTTAGACATTCAAAGACCAGATGGTACATACGTACGTTTCTTTGGAAAGATAGTTAATATGTCTGAAGACGTACCTACTGGAAGAGTTAGTAATAAATGGGCAGTAGATATGGCAACCGAAGCAGTAGCAGAAATAGCTAACGATGGTACTTGGCTATCAGATGGTCTTATATCAATGGGAGGAATCTTAGATGAGAGGCCGCAATTTATATAGTCTTCCTAAATTATTAATAGGCGGAAAGGACATAACTGAATTTAAGAATGTTACAGTTAACTTTCCTGGCAATAATCAAATCAATAGTATTAATATAACTATAGATGACCCTGAATATCAAGATGCGCATTTATTTAATTCTAAGGTAGAATTTTATCTAGGAGAGGGGGTCAGCGAAGGTTCGCCAATATTTGTTGGATACGTCAAAGAGATAAGTCCTTCCGATACGTCTATTAATATTACTGCTTATGACCCACGTATATTTCTTTCTGGTTCTGAGGCAGAGCCGGTTGCTATAACAGATAAAAATAACTTTGATGGATATACTACAACACAGTTCCTATCGTCTATAATTATAGATAAAGTAAATACATCTTCAACCGTTATTGACTTAAGTGCGTTTAGTGATTTCTCCCCTGAAACCCCAATGAAGGGATATCGTACAGATGGTGAATCACCGTATGAAATATTCTTAAATGTAATGTCTAAAACAGTAGATGAATCAACTCCCGAAGACCCATTAGAATTTTATTTGTCTATGGAAGGAAATAAACTGATATTAGGAAAAAAGAAAAGCGTGGATACAGGTTCGCGCTCAATGATTCTTTCGTATATGGACGGAATCGAAAGTATAGATTATAATCACAGAGCTCCCGCGACTACTTCGGTAGGAATTGGAAAGGATGGTTCTTTTGGTACATTTACATATGGCAATGCACCTATGGGACGCGTAGGAAGTACATTTACGAGCGAAAAAGAATACAATGCAGAAATATATGAAGAAGCATTGACGAACGTTATGAAAAATTACGTAGAACAAAAAGAAATTTCTGTGAGAATAAGTAGAGGATTCTACGTAGGATTAGAAAGTCTGGTATATCTTTCAGTACCAGATAAAAATATAAGAGGTAACCATAGAGTTACTTCAAAAACAATCTCGGTTAGTGGTAATAATATTACGTGTAATCTAGGATTAGATAAACGTAAGCCAAGAGTTGGAGATTACATTGAAAGAAAAATAACATTAGGAGGATAAGGAAATGGTACACGGAACACCCAATGAAGAATGGACAGAAAAAATTAAAGATTATGGACTGAAAGGCTCAGCAAAGATACAAAAGGGAGACCCCTTTAAAGGAGTTCTTATGAGCGGTAGTACGTCTAAAGGAACTGATGCGGTTCGCCAACGTTCGTTTAGAAGCGATATGTTTGGATATACTTCCGAAGAATGGGAGATATGTTTAAAGATGGTTGAGCTCAGACGTTCTGGTTATACGTACGGTTATATAGCTAAATATTTAAATGATAAAAATATTACTACAAAAGCAGACCGAGAGTGGAATTACTTTACCGCGCGGTTTGTGACACTTCGGACGGTTCAAGCTCTAGCATTAAAAGAT